CAAATTGTGGGTAAAATTGTGGGTAATTGTGGGTAAAAAAAATCCTTGACACCATTGACCACATAATGTTTGGATTTTTTTGTCAAGGATTTTTTGTGGGCAAATTGTGGGTAAAATTGTGGGTAATTGTGGGTAAAAAAAATCCTTGACACCATTGACCACATAATGTTTGGATTTTTTTGTCAAGGATTCTTTGTGGTCAAAAAATCCTTCATGACTTCCAATTTTTAAAAAATAACTTGCGAGTTAGGAAAAAAACGCAGCCAACTGAGATTGAAACTGGGAGAACGTCTCCGCTCCTAAGCGCAGCATGCGCTGGTAATTTCGGTCACTAGTGTTGTCCATGCGTTGTGATACTCGTCCAAGGGGAGGATTGATGCGCAAAAATCGATCTTTATTGGGACGCATCATGGCCTTGATTTCAATGGGGGCAATGTTTTCGTCTTGTTGGAGAATATCAATTAGACCATTCCCAAACCACTGTATGATGCCAAAGGATTTGCTTTCCTTTCCACTTCGCGGGACCGGCATTTTACCCGTTCCAATGGACAGCAAATAAATGGGGCGCTTCGTTGTCTTGGTAAATTCCACCGCTTTAGCGAATGCCAAAACTGCCGGATTATTTGCGACGACGCCTCCGTCGATGTACCAGTTTTGTCCAATTTGCACGCTCGGAAAATATCCCGGAGACGCAGATGTGGCATCTAACACTTCGCTGACCTGTGCCGTACCTTGTGTTTGAGAGTTAAAAATAGTGGTCTGTCCTTTGCTCACGCAATACACAGGAATCATGCACGTGCTGGTATCACCAGGTCGATAAAAACTTTGATTGCCGAAATTTCTTTCCAACAATGCTTGTTTTACAATCCCATTATATTTGGGTTGCGTTTGCACAATTCCAAACATTTTATCACAGACGGACTTGTGCATCATTTTTTTCATATCCTTTACGGTCAGGAGTTGATTGAGCTGCGCCGCGGAACATTGCAAGTACTTAAAACTTGCTGCTATCAAACCACCCACGGACGTGCCCACGAACACATCAAATTTCTCGCTGCAGCGAATTTTCAACTCTCGCTCGATATGTTTAAGAATTTCAGTGGAAATGACGCCTCGTACTCCTCCTCCGTCGAGGCTGAGTACGTAAAGTGGAGTGTCAAGATTCATTACGGGGCGAGGGTGCGAGTATTTTTTGTTTGTTCAATGAAAATAGTTTTTTTTCTTCCACCAATATCAATATAAATATTCCACAATTGTCACAAGTTTTTTGGTCCCGACAGAGTTACTCTGGTAAACCACTCGGACGATGGTATCAGCAGGGACGTAACTGCCGCCGATTTTGGCACCCCCGACGTTGATGGGAACCGCGGTGTTGTACAATTCAAAATCTTTGAGCACTTGAATAGTCATTAACAGAAAAGTCGGAGCAGCTGCCAAGAACGCGTTGGTGGTTGGTGTCGAAAAAGTGACGACGTTGGTACTGGTGTTGATGTCTGTGATGACACCCACGTCGTCTGTGTTAGTGTCGTCATCTAATTTTACACAATAACCCAATTTCAGAACAGCGATTTGTGGTGCGGTCAACGTCACCTGAGTTCCCCCCACGCTCACGTCTGATGAAATGGGTCCCATCATCGTGTCAGGAGACACCAAAAGAGAAACCATATCGCCTTTGTTTTCAGGCTGGGGTTGCATACATAAGTCGAGCACTGATATCGGATGACTCCAAGTGAAATCGGTGCTTGTGGTTTCGATTCCGTTTGCGGTCACGGCTTTCGTCGTGGCCTGATAGTGGCCACCGGTTGGAACCGTTTCCTCCTTGATTTCAACTAACTGGCTAGTGACGATATCGGTGATGGCAATACTGGACAGATTAATGGTGTGAGCGGTGTCGGTCGGGCACGTGGTCGGCTCTGTCACTCCATAGGTTTCTTTCCACGCGGCTTCAGTAACGCAATATAATTTGTAGTGATTCACTGACATTTATGTGTTGAGTAGCAGTGGTCGTGGTGTGTTTTTTTGTTTTTGAATTACAATTATTTTTTTCGCTCATTCAAATCACAACACATTGCATATTCCGCAAACTGTCATCCATCTTGTCACGACCGTTTAATCGAGCATATTCTAAAATATGTATTAATAAAATAAAAATTCCCGGTCACACCCAAGTCAATACATGGACAAAGCCGAACCTCCCTGTTATGATGATTGTTTTGAAGACGTGCCATACCCTCCTGTACCAAATGGGGGAGATTTGTTGGATGACATAAAACTCAACTGGGCAGAAGAAGACACTCAGACGGTGCTCCGGTTTGAAGAAATGCGCAAGCAAGCTCAAGAAACCCTGGAGCAAAAAATAGCCGAGTTAAAGAAAGAATACCAAAGTGCTGTACACAAAATCGAGATACTTAAAAACACCGCCCAGCGCGAAATTGCTCGGAAACGTGCGTTGAAAGTGAGAACGCTGATGCGAGGCGGGTATGGAGAGGGAGAAGACGAGACCATCGGAGTGGATTATTGGTATCCGTTTAAATTGATCTTTAATGGAGCTTAAATTCCCAATAAAAAAAAAGTTGTTTATACAGAAAACACACAAAACAAAAGAACACCGCCCCAATGTGCGGTATTGCAGCTTTGCTCGTGCACGAAGCTGCCGCAGAAAATCTTGCGCACATCACCGCAGCGCTGGAAAATGTCCTGAATCGCGGCTACGACAGCGTCGGGTTGGTGAGTGTTCTTCCAACTGGGAAAGCTCTGCGCATTCGCCGTGCTTGGGAAGACGAGGCCGCGTTCGTGCGATGGATGCGAGCGATTAACCAACACGCGACCGATTTGCAGGGCGCTCGGGTGTTTGCTTGCCACAGTCGGTGGGCAACCCACGGGCCAAAAACCGAGGCCAACTCACATCCCCACGTCTCTGCGAACAAGCAATTTTTTCTTTGCCACAACGGCATTATCCAAAACTACCAAGACCTCAAAACGTCCTTGCCGACAGTGCAATACGCGTCGTTGACGGACACGGAAGCGGTGGTGCAGTTGGTGGGGGCAGCGGCCGCCGATGCGGAAGATTGCTTTTCCGCGTTTCAACAAAGCGTCTTACGCTGCGAAGGCACGTGGGCATTTGTGCTGGTTAACGTGCGCGAACCCAACACTTTGTACGTCGCGCGGCGGGGCAGTCCTCTCCTAATCGGTTACAACGCAACGCAATTATTTGTTGGGTCCGAGAGTTCCGTGTTCGATTCCCACTGCACACACGCGATCCCGTTGCCCGAGGGCATGATTGCACGCATTCGCAGTGTCAATAACACGTTTTTGTTGTTCGACGGGACCCAAGAAATCCCCATCGCCGCCTACACACCCGCTGCCCGGTTCGTGCTCGCACGGCCCCAGAGCCGAAGTTTCGCGCCGTTTAGTGCTTGGACCGAAAAGGAAATTCACGACCAAAAGAGCAGTCTTTGGGAAGCCATGAACCGCGGCGCCCGTCTTTTTCCGCGCATTCACTTGGGTGGCTTGCAAAGTCAGCAAACCACTTTGAGCCGTGTCCAACATCTTATTTTTGTCGCGTGTGGAACATCGCTCAACGCGTGCCGGTTCGTGCTTTCGCTTTACAAGAAAATTCACAGATTCGTGAGCGTCCAGGTGCTGGAAGCGAGTGAATTCACCGCGGACGACTTACCGCGGTCGGAGAGAATTGGGTGCGTGTTTGTGTCCCAGAGCGGGGAGACGCATGACTGCTACAAGGTGTTGAAATTTATTAAGAGCCATCGGCCGTCGGCCCATTGCATTGGGGTGGTCAACGTGCCCAGTTCGCTCTTGGCACGCGAAACCGATTGCGGCGTGTATTTGAACGCGGGGCGCGAAGTGGGTGTGGCATCGACCAAGTCGTTTACTTCTCAAGTGGTGGTGTTGACGTTAATCGCTCTGTGGTTTGCGCAACTGCAAAATTCAGAGATCGTGGCACCGTATCAGGAAATGCTTTTGCAACTGCATCAAAAAGTTCCGGTTTTTATCCCGCGCCTGCGACAAACCGCACACGACCTGGTCCCCGTGCTCCGCCACGTCAGCACCCTCTTACTTCTGGGTAAGGGATGTAGCCACAGCGCAGCGTTGGAGGGGGCCTTGAAGATCAAAGAACTCGCTTATATTCATGCCGAAGCGTTTGCCGGCGGTGCATTGAAGCACGGGCCGTTTGCTTTGCTCTCACAAGGCACGCCGGTCTTTCTCCACGTTTGGAAAGGCCCGCACTTTAAACAAATGATTTCGGCGTGTGAAGAAATTCAGTCGCGGGGAGGGTTCGTCATGGCTCTCACGAACAGCAAGACAATGCCTGCGTGTGTGAATAAAGTGATCTACATCGACGCCACGACTGAATACACCTGTTCGCTATTGAGCGTAATTTTTTATCAATGGCTTGCCTATTTGTTGTCCCGGGCCAAAGCGATTGATCCGGATAAACCACGTAACCTGGCCAAAAGCGTCACTGTAGAATAAAAAAAAAGTCCACTACAGTTAAAAAAAAAACAAATATAGATGGCGCGACGCACCAAAAAACAGCACGATTTTTCCGCGACGCTCAGTCCAAGCGAACGCGAGGCCTATCTCCTTATGCTGGGACAAAAACCGCTTCTCGTGACGCAATTAAGAAAAGAAATGAAAGCGGAAAACTTCAAACGGGTTTTGAACTTGCCGATTGAAGACCGCAATGCAATTTTGGAACAGGGCCTGGGACCAGCCGCGGTGCGGCTCTTTCTTCGGGAAAATGAAACTATACGCGCCATGTTAAAACAGATGACGTTACACGACCCCCGCGAGGTCGCTCAGCTTTCCGAATCGTTGGATGTACGCACGATGTTAAAACAGATGACGTCACACGACCCCCGCGAGGTTGCTCCGCTTCCCGAATTGTTGGATGAAGATGAATTGGAGATGCGGGAGTTCTTGGAAGACTTGGAGAAAACACTGCCCACCGAGCCCCAAATCGAATTAGATCCCACCATCGTTTGGGTCAAAGGATACCTGCCCGGCAACAAATTGGTGTACTATCCTCTCGACTGGAGCCGAGCGGAGCTTGTTGCGTTTGGTAAGAAAAAATTGCAGAAAATTCAGTTTCGCGTGACCTCAAACCTGGTCCTTCTTCTTCCCAACAAGAAGAAAAAACGTCAGTCAACCTTGCGAGTTAAATACAAAGACAAGGACTCGATCCTGGTGAGAAAAGTAACCCTACTCGACAAAGATCAAGTGATTGAAGAACTACCCCAGCTTTTTTCCATTTCCGCGGCTAAATTTTTTCGCATCTTTCGGGGAACCAAGAAGCCTCTGGCCCAGGGCATGGGAGTGGCTTTCGTCACTGCTCAGGGCAGCGCAAAAACTTCGTTGGTCCGTAACGTGGGCCACAACCGCGAGCTGCGTAAATGGAGATTAACGGGATCGGATGAGAAGCGCATGGTCTTTACACTAACTCGTGATAACAAAGTCGAGGGAGCTGCTGCGGGCGCAGTCTTTTTTTTCCCAGTCCCAAAATTTCTACCCACGGTGGACAACCCCGAGGTGTACCAGACAATGGGTAAACTTAGATCTCAAGCATCGGCAAAAACCAACCAGGAACTCGAGACGTTGCGGGGCTCTTTCGTGGATATTGGGTGGTTGCAACGAGCGGAAGAAGAGTTGCAGCGCCAAAACGTACAAGGTTATCAAAAAATCGCGGTGCCGATCCGAACAATTTTCAACCCCGCCTTGACTCAACGCGTCATCGCTAAATTTCCCAATGGGGGAAGCGCTGTTATATTTGTGTCGGAATATGAGCACACAATCAGAGAAAATAAGGAATTTAAGATTCGAGTCAATCCCTTGGTTCAGTTTACTTTTGTCCGCCATCCCAAATACGCCGATCGGTACCAGATATCGGTCAACGGACTGGACGTAAATCACCTGCAGCCCGCGACGGGTAAGTATTTGCAACCAGATCGGAAAACCCACAAAGGCCGCGGGGCTAAGAAGCCAAAAAAACCAACCAAACAGTGGTTTTCCATCCGGTTTGACGACACGCTTCCCCCCCTTTTGGATCTCAGTTTTGGAAATTACCTGGGGATCGGCAACAGCGATCAGCCCGATGCGCATATTTTCCCTTTGGTGAATGTTGAGCAAATCGGAGAGGCGGTTTTTTCGGCAGACATGCTGCGCGACACCTTAATGGTGTCGCAAAAAATTATTCTCGACTACGTGGCGAATCACGTGACCGTCAAAAACACGGGGGAAACTTTATTTGACCAAGTTTATTTGTACTACCCTATTCGGTATACGAAATGGCTCGCATGGCCAGATGGAGAGCTGTTGAATAAATTTCTTGATTGGTGGCACCAGCATGCGGCCGAAGCGCGCCTCGCGGCAGAGCGGTGGTGTGAAGACAATCCGGTGAGCGCGGGGTGCTTGGTGAAACGCACGCTCGCCGTGAGTCAGTTGTTGGAGAAATTTAACCGTCTGTCCAAGCGAGAAAAGCGCAACATCAAATCGCGCAGCGAATTGGAGCAAGAAGCGGAAGCGGAAATAACACGGCAGCAAGAAGAACAAGCACGGGAAAAGAAAAAGAGAGAGGGGAAAGTGCTGCGAAGCGCGCGGGCCGGGCCCCTAACCGAGTACGCACAGGCGCGCAAAAATATTATCAAGTACGTATTACGCGAAAACCCTCACGTTCGTTTTTCCACGCTAAAACCGAAAGCCCTGTCGCTGCTCCCTCAGCCGTTACAGGATTTTGACAACCTCCTGGTCAGTTTTCCGAACAGCATTGTCCGTATCGGCGGCACACCCGAGTGCGTGGGTGTGATCCGAAGTGGGTTGAAGCAGTGGGCGGCAGCTGGGACCTTTGACAAGCTTTGGTTCAAATACAAAGCCTTTTTCGACACGCCTCCGGGATTGTCCTTTGACGATTTGTGGGCGGATCAACACTTGGTTGATGAAACTTACCACCTCTACTTTAATTTGAACATGGCGTATTTGCTCCATCAGTACTACCCCTCTTTAGGAGTCCACTTTTCGGACACTGAGCTCGCCAGGATTGAACACCAACTCTTGCCTTTTTTGCAAGCCAGATGGGCGATCAAAACCCGCTTTCCGCGAAAACCGACGGACCCGATGACTGGTATCACGGAAGAAGACGATTTATTTATTGAAGAAGAGGACAAAAAACGTCGCGCTCGGTACCGGGAAAGAAAGGTAAAACGCCACCCGGAGCTGCTGGAGAAATACCACCAGCAGTTAAAACGCTACGTCGCACAGAAGAAGAAGGTCCAAGCTTTCGGGCTTTCTTACCTATTGGCGTACTTAATCTCAGACGACTATAAAAGACAGCCCTGGGTTAACATTTTTAGCGCCGCGACCGCGCTGCGCCGGCCCATGTTGAAACGCGGTCGCACGAAACATCAATTTTATAGTAAACGAGACTGGCAAGTGTTGGCATTCGAGGAGTACTTTAAAACGTATCGGGACCCAACTCCTTCCTGTCACTTGCCTTTGTTGGGACCCGCACCAAGTATCGAAGCCACGCTTCGTCAGTATGTTCGGTTGTGGACATCCCACGAAGAGTGAAACCGCTTGTTGGATAAGAACCGCTGCGCATCGAAGCACGTTGTTGTAGAAAAAATCAAATCAGGTAAGGCTTGGCAAACGTGAAACAGCGCCCAGCAATCGGCCAATGCGTCGTGGGCATTGGCAATATGGTGTCCACAAAGGGCAAGATGAAGGTTGGATAAACGAAAAGATGGTTTTCTTTTAATCCAGATTAATTTTTGACGCGGCGCAAACTTTTTGAGCCACAGGTAAGTGTCAAAAATGTATGCCCAGCCAATCCGGCGCATGGTTTCCTCGACGTCGTAGCCAAGGCGGTGCATTTCCTTCCACAGGATCAGAAAATCAAATCGGGTTCCACTATGGGCGATGAAAACGCACGAGTTGGTTGAGCGGATAGAATTAAGCCAAATGAAAAACGTTTCCAGTACCACTCCGAGCAACGGTGCGGTTTGTACATCCTCCGTGCTTTTGCCCGTAATTTTCTGCGCGATGGGACTAATGGGCATTTGTGGATTAACGAAGGCCGAAAACGGTGTTCCCACCCGTGTTTTTTCCACGCTTGCGACAGCTGCAAGTTGAAATATGCGGTCTTTTTCTGGATCGGGTCCCGTTGCCTCGATGTCAAGGAAAATTTCAACGAGCATGTTTGGTGTCATTTATGTGTTCAGTTGTGATTTTTTTTTGATTGCGATAATCTTGTCTCGCCCACACGTGTTAAAGTGGTTGCTTTTTTTTTCAAGTTGGTTTGTGGAGCGTCGCCGAATCAGAAGTGTAAAAAAAATCTGCAAATGACCGATCTCGTAATTGATATTGTGCGTTTCTGCTTGTTTTACAAAAAAACAAACATTCAAATTAATAAACACACGAATGTTTGACTTATCTAAACGATGGTGGGTTTTCGGTCACGAGATTTACGAGGCACGTGGCGGTTTGCATGACCTTAAAGGAACGTTCGATACAAAATCAGACCTCGACGAGTTCTTGGATGGGACAGTGCTGGTTGCTGAAAGAGAAATGACTCGCAGAGATTATTATGAAGTGCAAGTGTATGATTCACACAATTATATTTGGACTATATGCCGCCATAGGTCGCCATCGCCGCATACTTGGCCATAGGTGGGTCACGGGTATGGCCGCCTATGAAATCCTTGATATAAAAATCTAAAAAATTAAAGAAATTTTTAACGTGGGCCGTGGTGACAAGAACTGGTGTCTTATCGATTTGGGTGTTCGTCAATAATGTTGTTGGTTAAATTAAAAAAAAAATGGGATGTTGTTTTGGTCAAGAAGACACAACCGAAAACTATCACCCTCTAGCGGCTCCTCGGTTGCATTTGTGTGGGCGGTGTGGGTCGCAATTCCACTGTCGCACGCCTGGGCCCGAATGTCATTGCTATGACGAATTGTACAATGATTCAACGACGTATTACTATTGCAAATGCCTGCTAGACAAGAAGAAAGGCTGTAATAATCGATAGTATTTCGCGCTGAAACTGCGAGGAAAGGTACAGAAATGTTACCGGATCAAACATTTTTACCGTCGTTTCCCGGAACCTGTACGTGCAAGAGGTATTCACCACCTCTGTGCGGTTCTCGAACGTCGCTGCATCCATTTTAATTCTTATCAAACTTCCGGCCGCCCGCAAGGGCGCCATGAGTTCTGGACGCTCAATGGTAAAATAGCGTTTGTGTATTTTGGTGATCGGCACTCGCTTCGTGAACCAAGGGCCGGTGTACATATTTTGTCGGTACTGGATGGTTAATGGAATATTGAAATCCACGTAAAAATGCAACATTTTCAGTAAACCCATTTCGATTTTATGTTGCTTGTCCATTGCCCGCTGTTCGAACAAAATTGCACGCGCGAGAGCGTCTTCGGCCAAGTGAGATTTCATCTCATCGTCCAAGGATTTCTGGCCTAAGATTGCATCCAATTCACGCTTGACGGCGTATCGTGAACAGATAGCCTCTGCTAAACCTGGGTAGGTTTTCAGAAGTCGGACATAATCTTCCTCAGTGAATAGAGCGATGGCCCGTTTCCACACCTGTTTTACTCGGGTCGCTTTACCTTGGTGGAATTCGTTCAACACGTTGGGTGTGGGGATTACTGAAAAGGATTCGGCCGCATGTGTTATTCTGTTCCGTTTGGCGGCCCGCGTTTTGGCGGTTATTTTTTTCAAAGCACGCTTCATCAAGGGAGGGAAACTTTTAATTTACATAATAACATTTTGTTGAATATATAAATTTACACACAAATTTGGTACGTTTGTGATTATAATGCAACGATACTTTGACAGTACCATCAAAAGAGTCACAATGGGAAACCTGTGTTACAAAGACCCAACTCCTCCTTGTTGTGCGTATGGCCGTCAATGGGACAAATATTACAATCAGCGGATGACTCGGTGGCTGAACACAGCTTCAGGTGCAGCTGTTGGTTCCCACGAAGTGGTCGCCCATCAGCATTTCCTGGCCAGTAAGAGCGCGCTTGGTCAAATACGTAAAACAAAACCCCCCACCGACGTTCTGTGCGCAGACTGTCACTGGAGGCGAACATTTTACACTAAGAAAACACGCCGCTCGCCGTGTGTCATTCAGCGTAAACTGGCAGTGCATTGAAATGAAAAAAAAACTTGGCTCCGTGCGTGTGTGTGTACATAATATTTCTATCTGGCGATGCCAGTTTTTTTTTGCCATTTTTTTTCGTAAATTAAAAATATAAAAGAAAAAAAGCGGACAGCATGCGTGCACGAAGATGGCTTGCAGATTTAGCAAAATCACAAATCAAAAACAAGATAAGAATTCCTTGCTGTGCAACAACCCGTCAATGGTCCAAAATCAAGTGCCAAACTTACAGGCGTCGGCATTGCGTGTCTCCGCTGAACACCGGCCCAATGCATACGTTTGCATTCTTACCACGCAAAACTTGCTTAAAGTATTAAAAAAAAATGCAGACGGTATGCCAAGGTTCGGCAAAATGCAAGAACAGCGTCGCCAGTGGCAAGAAATGTGTCGACCATGCAAAGCTTCACCAATTGTATTGTAAACTCACTCGTGCAAAAAAGAAAGGCGACTCCGACTCCATTACCTCGCTTTATTTACAAATTACAACTAAAAAACAAGAAATTGCCAACAAGAGAACGTTTCGCAGTCGTGGCAGTGCCCCGACCCAAACTCGTAACGCGCGTAGCACAACCGAATTGTCCGAAACTCAGCACATGATGGACACGCTGGTGCATGAAACTGAGATCGCCTCGCCCGATGGCACGTTAGTAAAAAATCGCGTGGAAATGTCTTCGGCCATATACAATCACACCCACGTCCGTCGAGCCTGTACCCACGACTGGCAATTTTCAGAGCTCAACGATGCCAAAACCGAGTTTTTCACAACGATGGACGAAGCTGCGAAATTTACGGATTGCGCGTTTCAGCAACAAGCCGACTGCGTCGCGGAGCGATCTGTGTACGTCTTGCGCGCGATCGGGACCACGTTTGTCAAAATTGGATTTTCAAGCAATGTTGGCACCCGCCTGTGTCAGTTGCAAACCGGCTGCCCCATCCAAATGAAGCTCGAATTTTCCTGGGAAACCCTTGATTTTCGGACGCTGGAAACGTGGCTTCATGAGTATTTTGCATCGGTGCACATCCGCGGAGAGTGGTTCGCTGTTAAAAAACCGATCGACTGGGTGCCTATATTTCGGCAATTTTTCCTTCGCAACCGTTGCCAGCAAGTCGCACATCTTAAGATGTTATAACACCTGAACATAGACATTTCTTGCTGGGACCCATGTATATATTTGTCTACATGCGCTACAGTAAATAGTGCCGAGTTTAAGCTGGTAGCAGGGCGTCCCACATCCGCAAGTAATGGCGTTGTTGCAAGTGCATGTTTTATCGGAACTGCCTTGGCCCTGAACTACGGTACTGGGGTGAAATTTGCAGCGATGAAAAGCAAAAGCGCATTGGGTGCAATAGTGAGTGTCCAGCGTGTCGACGCGCGACTCCGTATTTTCACACCGGGGACAAATTTCCATCTTTGTTGATACCGCAAGCAATTTTTTTTTATCAAAATCAACAAACTGCACCCACTCACGCACTACTTGAGCATCGTCAAAGCGGTGTTGACTGCGCCGCCTTGTGATTTTGGTTTTCCCACTGACAGTTTCGTGAACGTGTGTCCATAATCGGTGGATATTGCGACTTGGATCACTGAACTCGGGAGGTCCGGTTGATATACGCCATTGGCAATGATAGTGCGTCCTTGGGGAGACACAACGATGCCGCTGGGACGAAAGTGTTCCAAGGTCAGGGCGGGGCGCCAAGTTGTTCCGAAATCATTCGACACATTCAAATTGGAGTTGGCGCCATTGGCGCCATTGCTGATCACGGCCACGGTACTTGCACCCGTGGAACAATCGATGTGCGCCGTGGCCATGTTCGGAAGGTTATCGTGAACGAGAACCCACTGTCCTGAGAAACTGCCTCGGAAGATTTGCGTTTGGGTGACGATGAATGACGTCTCGGCGTTGCTGGCCCGGGAGATCGTGCCTGTCACAATGCTGGTGCCCGCACGAGAAGAATACTTTTTGAACACTTGGCCGTTGCCGAAAAAGACGCCGGTTTTGGTGAAAACAGCTTGCACCGTGCCGGCCGTCGTCATGCTGACGTTCAACACATTCGGATCATCAATCGCAGTCTGTGTATACGCGTGACCACCATCAGTGGATGTCCAAATTCCCCGGGTTGCCGTTCCGAGTATTTGTTTTTGACCATCATCGCTTATGGCAATGGCGACGACGTTGGCAATGGACATCGCCTTGGTAAACTTCCATTCATCCCAGGTTTTCCCCGCGTCGCTTGACCTGAAGACAGCAGTCCGAGTTGCCAACACGCCATCGACGCCATTTCCCGCCATGCCGATGGCGGTGATCACGTTATTCGGACCCGACGCGTCCTGGCCCAAGGCGACTCGGTGTTCCATAAGATCAGAGAACCCCTGGAGCGAGCCTCCAAGGGACAGGAAAACGATGCTGTTTCCGTTCATTGTGTTTTCTGCGTATGTCCACTGGATGCTTGGGTTGGACCAGGGAACCGTCTCGCTGTACATCGTCGGGGTCGTGAGCGCGATTTTCCCCACGCCCTGAACCCCAACCGGGTCCAGCGGCACGACGGTGAGATGAATTTCAGTTAAGTGGACGTTGATATCGGTGGTCAGATAAACGGCCGTGTTGTCTTCCCCCACGGCGAAACGCAGTACTCCGGTGGTCGCGATGCGGCCCTTGTAGGCCAAGCAGCAGCTCCAAAAATCGTTGGGTTGTTTTTGGCCCCAGTTCAAGGCAAATCTTTGTGCTCGTCCCTGGGGTGGGTTGAGGTTGATCCACACGTGATTGTTGCTCACCGAATTGTAGGTCATGAGGTAGGCGACATAATTTCCTTTTGTCAAATAATAATTATTACCCGCCTTGTCCCATCCAATTACGTTGCCATTCGGCGCCGTCGTTCCGTTGGCGTGCAGATCGCGCCGGTCTCCCGTGACGCCGCCCCAGCTCAAGTCAATCCAGCTCGTGAGTTCCCACGAAAGCGTGAGGATGGCCTGTCCGCTCAAGAAACTCCACACGAATGGCGCTTTCGCGGTCATCAACGTCGCGTCTCCAAGCGCCTGATTGTTAGCGGCCGTCGTGTTCAGGTGGACGTTGGTCCATGTCGCAGCTTTGGTTGGGTCGACGTAAATCGTGAGTAAACTTGTCGTGGACGTGCCATGGCGCACCGTCAGTTGGCAAAAAATGGTCTTGGGATCTGGGTTCGGAGTCACGCGGGTTAGTGTTAAGAACAGCGGGTCCAGGAGGTGGATATAATTGTTCGGGCTCTTGATGCTCGCGTACTGGGCATTGCACAGATCCCAGGTGGGATTAACCCACGTCCCCGCCGTTGTTTTGGGATCTACGCGAAGTTTTCCCACCGGACTCCATGGCTGACTGCTGGCACGAGTCCCCTGGATAATGGGCGCCGTGTCGACGTTGCCAGACACGGCCGCCAGTCGATACACGACGTCGGGGCCGAAGGTCCAGTAGGTGGTTCTCTCGAGGACGCCCGAACACGTTCCCGCAGTGTCGACCGCGCCTAATCCTTTGCACGTGGTGTTGTCCGAATACTGGCAATTGGATCCGATATAGTGCTTGTCCACTCCATCGAATTTGCTCTTGTAGGACGTTGCATGATCGCAATCGCAGGTTACTGCGGCTTTTTGGCGACTGGGGTCAAGTACTTGGTGGCCCTTGTTTTGGCAAAACCCAGGGTCAACCGTAAAGGGGCACATAATATGCGGTTGATCTTTTGGATAGTACCACGTTCCTTGGCAAAACTGTGGGTTCTGTTCATCAGGTGTACATTTTTCCACGACGAAACTTCCGTCGGGTTGTTTTGTTACGTTGCCGTTGGGATTTTGCAACAGGTACTCTTCCCACTCGTCGAGCGGCGCTTGGATCTTTCCGCTTTTCCGCGAGCAGTTGCGAGTTGGTCCATACGGCACCACGTCTTCGGAGCCATCGAAATAGACAGTGACCGTTTCTCCAGAACCCCCCAGGACCGTCGCGGTTTGGGCATCCACCGGAATGGGTTTTCCGCTTCGCCACCACTCGAGTAAATCGGCTTTATCCATATCAAACCAACATTTCCGGATGCAATTTCCGCTCTGGTCTGTCCACTGGTTGTAGTCCGATGCGCATTCGCGGGGCGCGGGCACGTCGGCACACGGGTCCGCCTGCTTGGGACGGCAGGGATGCCACTTGTTGACGCCGGTCACTGCATCGGGATAGCATAAAGACACTTGGCCAGCGGGACATTGGGGTTCGGCGGCTGGGTCGCAATAGCTTTGACAGATCCATTTGAAACCCGTTCCCATGTCACAGCGAGCGCGGTAGCCTTTCCCCTCTTGGCACCTGAACTCCGGGGGTGACGGCTTCTTGGGACACTTGGTGCTGGGGTCCGCTGGGGGCACGCACTCCCATTTTCGGGTCTCCACGTTGCACTCGACCAGATTGGGGTACTTACAGGGTTTTTCCGGCGCATCGGGGCAAATGGTGGATGGTTCCACGCATTCCCACCGAAACCCAGAAGTATCTGTGTTGGGAACACACGCTGGTACCTGGGGCGTGAAACAATTTGTTGGTCGGTCGGCGGAAAAACAAGCCACGCACTTCTTTTCGGGTCCACAGGCTTTGTAGGGAACGCAACAATTGCTGTCCTCTGAACAATCGCCACCCACTGGCGCGCAGCCCGGATCGTCAGGGGGCACGACGTTAAAGGCGGTTGGTTGGTTTGCACTTATCTTTTTCCACACCGCTTGGTAATTGGAATCTGGGGTTGACACGACCACAACTCCCAAGCTATAATCAGAGGTGGTGATCCAGCCATTGCTATTTAAAATCACGTTGGGATTTGGTGGCAGCTGTCCTTTTTTTAACAAGACCAAAGGATCGTCCGCCGACTTGGGGGACGCGATGAAGTATCCCACGGAAGGGGTTCCTTTCACTTCCACTCCCAAATCAAGGCCAGCTGCGTTCCAAAACCAA